AATAATGTTGTATATTAAGGGTATATGAAAATGGATATTAGAGAAATAATAAAACGATTAGAAGATATAGAAACTGAAGCTCGTGATGAAAGAGAGTATGGATTAGAAGATTCTATTGGTAGACTGATTGAAGATATTATTGAGTTTGATTTAGAAGAAGAGCGTAAGTTCAGAAATGAAGTATCCAAATATGTAGATGAAAAAATTGAAAACGAGATTGTCGCAAGAGCAATTAAAAACGGGACAATCGCAAAAGCATAGAGAGGTTATATGGAACGATTTCAAAAAAATGGTGGTTATATAGTCAAAAAGGAAACTATATTTCCATTCGCAGAGAATGTAAGATATATGGATTGTAGTTGTGGTAGACAAGTTCGTAATGTCGGTGAAGATTGTGAATCAGTTAGATGTTCGAGATGTGTTGATTCAAATCACTATAAACAATTCGCAGATGAGTATCAAGAAAAGCAACAAAGGAAATCCACAGGTCGTCCGGCAGGTTGGCATTTTATGAATGAGTTCGTTGATAAAGACGGAAATGTATTTCACAAAGGTAAAGAACAACCGAAGTTAAAAGGAACATTAGAACCGACTAAGGTTAAACCTAAAAAGAAAGTTAAACGAAAGACCAGAGATGAAATCTTGGTTGCTCGTCATAAAGAGAAGTTGGCAGCTCAAAGAAAATTAAACAAAGACTTAGAAAAACAAAGAAAATTCTTAATGGGAGATGTAGAAAAATGATGCGTAAAAGGTTACAAATAGGAAAGTTATTAAAAGGCGATAAACGATTAGAAGGAGAATCATTTACAGAATATAAAGAAAGACTTAAATTAGAAAAGTCTTTATTGAATGATTATGGTAAAGGATTATGGGTTACGACTGATGAACATCGTCAAAACAAAGTAAATCCATTCAGAAGAAATAAAAACGCTTGACAAAGCAAAATAAAAAGGTTATATTATAATTATGAAATTAGGTTATGCTTGTATCAATATGCAACTTAGTTATCCGACTAAGTATGGAAAACCAAAAGGTACTAAACCAATCACAACTGGTCGTGGTATGATTAAACGAACTTTTGAATCCAAAGGTGTGGACTACGCGTCTGAAATTACTCTTGCAAACTCAAGAGATTTAAATTCTATTATGACTTGGAATGTTCTGAACAATCATCAGTTCTATCGTATGACAAGTGGATTAGCACCTTGGAAAACTGAGTATGAGTGGAACGACTTAAAAGATATTAAAGAAATCAAACAATGGTTGAGGTCAACCGGAACAATGGCAAACACACACGGAGTTCGTGTTACATCTCATCCAGGCCCTTTCAATGTTTTGGTTTCACCAAATGAAAATGTAGTTGAAAATACATTTGAAGATTTGACTATGCACGGAGAGGTGTTTGATATGATGGGTTTGAGTAGAACTCACTACAACAAAATCAATATACATTGTAATGGTGTGTATGGAGATAAACAATCTGCTATGGATAGATTTTGTAAAAACTTTGAACGACTACCAGAGTCAGTTCAAACAAGACTTACGGTTGAGAACGACGACAAGACATCAATGTATTCAGTAAAAGACTTGATGTATATTCACGAACGAATTGGAATACCGATTGTGTTTGATTATCATCATCACAAATTCTGCACAGGTGATTTATCTGAACAAGAAGCATTGGAGTTGGCAATTTCTACTTGGCCAAAAGATATTGTGCCAGTTGTTCATTATTCTGAAAGTCGTTCCATAGAACAATTAGATGAGTCAATCAAACCACAAGCACACTCAGACCTAATCAAAGAATTACCAAACACTTATGGTAATGATGTAGATATTATGGTTGAGGCAAAACACAAAGAATTAGCTATCAAGGAGTTTATAAATGAGTAATATTAATGGTTGGATAATCCATAAAAAAGAATTAGGAGAAAACTTCGAAGTATCAAGACTTGTAGAAGAATTTAAAAAACAAGATATTAAAGTTCGAGTTATTAATCCACAAGATGTAGATATCTTTGTTGATAGAGATGACAAGAAATCTATATTGGTTAAAGGTGTTCCAAGAAAACTTCCAGACTTTGTATTACCGAGAACAGGTAGTGGAACCACATACTTTATTAAAGCAATTATCAGACACTTAGAAAGATTGGGTGTTACTATGATTAATGGAAGTGATGCGATTGATAATGTTAAAGACAAATTATATTCACAACAAATACTTGGACAATCAAATTTACCTTGTCCAAAAACTATGTTGGTAAAGCATCCGATTGATGTTAAGTTAATTGAAAAAAATATTCCATATCCAATGATTGTAAAAACACTTAGTGGTAGTTATGGTAGTGGAGTGTTTATGGTGGAGAACAGAAAGCAATTTGTTCAAATGATGAAAATGGCAGAAATCACAAGACCAAGTTATAACATTATTATTCAAGAGTGTATTGAAGATTCTTTCGGTAAAGACTTACGAGTATTAGTTGTGAACGGAAAAGTAGTTGGGTGTATGATGAGACAATCAACAGACGGAGACTTTCGTGCAAACTTAACTCGTGGTGGTGAGGCCATTCCTTATCAAGTCGATGATGATATTGAGTGGATTAGTGGTGAGTGTGCAAGACTTTTAGATTTAGACATAGCAGGTGTAGACTTGTTATTTAATGGAGATAGTTATACTATTTGTGAGGTTAATTCAGCGCCAGGATTCGAGGGTATGGAAAAGTATACCAAGATAAACATCGCTGAAAAAATGGTAAACTATATTGTTAAAAAAGTAGGGAGTAGATAGTTATTACTATAAAAGGACGGAAACTATGAAAAGATATTTTTTAATATTCATCACATTATTTACATTACTTAATGGATTAGTTTGGGATAAACTATTCAAAGGGTATCGTGAATATTATATGGCGATGATTGACTCATTGGAAGACGATAGAGTCAGAATGCAATTAAAGATTGATGAATTAACAAACGGAGTTCGTTTAGACGGACTCGATGTTGTGGTTACAATGTATCACCCAGTCAGACATCAGACTGACAGAACACCAAACATATTAGCAGACGGAACTAAAATCACAATACACAAAGCATCAGAATACAAGTATGTTGCGGTTAGTCGTAATCTATTAAAGCGTTGGGGTGGTTGGTTAGATTATGGTGATTTTATTATTTTGACCGGAACAGACGGAAAGGACGGAGTCTATCAAGTCAAAGATACAATGAACAAACGATTTGTAAATCGTATCGATATATTGGAAAGTCCAGGTACTAAACCATATAAGTTTACAGATGCTAAAATTAAAAAAGCAAATCTAAACGAGGATATAAAATTTATTACAAATTAAAAAAAGTTCTTGACAACGGAACAAAAATGTTGTATATTAGTATAAATAAAAGGTTATAGAATTATGAGTAAAAAAGAATATAAAAAATATCAACAATCAATATGGTATAAGATAGAAAGATTTTTTGATAGACACAATCACTTGATGGAATTTATCAGAACACTTCTGGCATTTGTTGTCCTATCTTTACAACTATATATAATAACGAGGTTATAATTGAGTTTCGAAAAATTCACAGGAGAATCAGATTTTGATTTTGAACTAAACAAACAAAAGTTCATTGAGAATTTAGATTACCTAAAAACTATGTCAGTTGAAGAATCCACTCTTTATAAGAAGTGGCAAGAGTTCAATAAAGATGTAGAAAAATCAAGACAATGGGCAACTCAAATAGATACTATCAGAAATAAGTTGTGGACACCAACAGACATTTATAACAAAGAATTAACTATTCAAGAAATAGAAAACCTTGACCCGATTATAGAATTTACCAAAAACGCATCCGAATGGACATTAGTTAGAAAGTTAATTCACACAATGGATTGGAACGCTAACCCAGGTCGTAATCAAAAGTATTATGTTAAAGATAGAACAACAGATAAAATACTTGGGTTGGTATCATTAGGTAGTGATGTCACGAGTATTAAAGTTCGTGATGATTTCTTGGGTTGGAAAAAAGAAGATAAATTTGAAGAACATAAACTAAACAATACAGCTATCGCATCAACGATTGTTTGTGTTCAACCATTAGGTTTTAATATGTTGGGTGGTAAGTTAATTGCATCAATGACAACATCTTCTAATGTTAGAGAACAATGGAAAAAAGATTATGATGATTTATTAGTTGGTATCACAACTACATCTTTGTATGGTATTCATTCTCAATACAATGGAATACCTTTATGGAAAACATTAGGAGAATCCAATGGAAAGATTTTAATTAAACCGGACGATAGTGTTTACTTGGTTTGGAATCAATGGTTAAAAGAAAATCATTATGAAGAACATTTAAAGGCCGTATCCAATACTGGTCCTAAACAAAATGTTATTAATAGAATTTTTAAACACTTAGAAATCAAACCAAAAGAATATGAACACGGATTCAAACGAGGTGTTTACTTTGCAAACATTTATGAAAACGGAAAAGAATTTTTAAGAAGTGAAATCAAAGAAGAAGATTTAATTATGAAACCAAAGTATCAACAAGATACAGATTACATTAACAACTGGTGGAAACCAAAAGCAATCAAACGATATACAAAACTATTGGAACAAAATAGAATTAAACCAGATTCATTATTTTATTCCAATATAATCGGTATGACTTGGGAAGAAGCCAAAGAAACTTATTTAAAGGAAGTCGGTAGATAATGTTAAAAAAATACTTGACTTTTACAAAATTTATTATTAACTTATTGAACAATAAAAACTATGGAGATTAACAAATGAAAAAAGAAAGAAAAATTAAGGCACCATTTAAGGAAACAAAAATTCTTCCTTATACTAACAAACCAGAAGCTTGTTTGTATTTAATAACCAATAAGACCAATGGTAAAAAATATGAGGGTGTACATAAATATAAAAAGAGCGAATATCCTGGAGATGGTACATATTGGCACTCATCAAAAAATAAAGAGTTTATCTCAGTATGTAATAATGCTTCATCTCATCTCGTATATGAAATATTAAGATATGGTTCTTATGATGAAATGACATATTATGAATCTGAAGATTTAAAATCAGTTAATGCTGTGAGTAATGATATGTGGTACAATGATAGTAATGGTTCACCAAAATTCAAACCCGCTCAAATTGAAAAGATTGAAAAACTTCGTGATGAAATCTTACTTTATAGTAAATCATATGGTGACCTGGTAGATTTAGATTTAATTAAAGATTCACCATTTGAAATTTATCTTGAAGATAAAGAAGTGGTTTACAATATGGATAGTATTCAAGCAAGACAAGAAATGGATACGGAATTAATTATTTACATTACTGCAGAAGTAGATAAAAAGATGAGTATTAACAAATGTAAACCAGTCATTATTGTTGATGATAGAGTTTTAGATGGACACCATACAAGAGCTGGTGTTCATAGAGCAAATAAAGTAGACAAAATACCAGTTCTTTTGGTGGACAATTCTATAACAAAGGATTGGACAGAAACAGAAAAACGTATTTTGGCTAATTTGCTAAATCCAAAATCAGAAGTTCGTGAGAATGAGATGTCAGAAAAAGATGCGGTAAAATTGTTAATTACTTACGCAGTTAATGATAAAGTTCCGGTTAGTTTTCCTGGAAATGTAACCACACTTGAAATGATGGGATTCGGTTCAACCGAGATTAGTAGAATCATTAATAAAGCTACAAAAGAAGTCGCTAGACAAACTTATTCTTTAAATGAAACTCATATTCATTGGGGTGGTGAAGTTTGGAAAACACGTATGTTAGACCTTATTTCAAAGGTTAGCGATGACAGCGGTGATGAAACACTCGTAACCTATACATCTACTGAAGCTTTGAGTATGAGAGCTTTAGAATTAGTTCACGAAGCTTTTTATAGTCTTGATAAAAAAAGCTTTTTACAACCTACTGGAAAAAAAGTTAAAGAGCTAATTATATTTGCTCATGCTCCAACACCAGATGCATTAACAACATATCAAAATGGTGAGGGTGATTTATTTAAAAGTAGATTAATGTTATTCTTAAAGGATAAAGGTATTAAAGTTAATGTAATTCTTATGCCATCAACAAGACCAGATACTAATGTAAATCCTGAAGCTTTTTGGAAAACACAACAAGGTCAAGTTTGGATTTCTGACAACAACCTTGAACATCTTGGACTTGGAGATGACAAATAATGTCGTTAAGTAGATTCATATCAGACGACAAAGAATACAAGTATAGAATACTCGTGTATCCAAATATAACTTTCCAAAAAGATTTGGAGAAAGATAGTTATGTAGTTGTGTTGGGTAATATAATTAAAGAACTAAATAAAATCAGAAATGATTTACATTGGACAATTATATCGCCCGAGTTAATATCAAGTTTACAATTTGACAATACAGAACAATTAATAGTTCCACAACTTACATATCCCAATTCAATGAGAATGTCTTTTCCATTCAAAGAAGTTATGACAGCGATTGATTGGACTCGTAATGATTATGATATCGTGTATAGTCATTTACCAGAACACACCGGTCAACTGAAGAATCTACTTTTCAACACAACCAATATTTCACCAACGATAATCGGTTATACTCATTGGACCGAGTTTAAAGAAATAACAAACTACGAATATCAAGTTGGTTTAGCATTTAACATTATTGGTTTATTACAACAAGAGAAATGTGGTATCAATACAGAAGCACAAAAACAACTCGTATTGAAAAATGCAAGGGAACATTTTAATGATGATGTCATTAAACAATTAGATGAAATTCTTGAACCACATTATCTTGGTTGGGAAACACCAAACTATGAAAAACAAACAATAGATAAAAATATAATTGTTTACAATCATAGACCACACACATACAAAAACTATCCTTGGTTCTTACAACAAATGGATAAACTTTGGGAACAAAGACAAGACTTTGAAGTGTGGGTTCCATTAGCAGAATCAAAAGAAAAACAATATATGACGATTGACAAGTATGATAGATATGGATATTTTTCTAAACTATCTTCTTGTAAAGTGGGTGTTTGTTGTAAACAAAAGTATGAAGGTTGGGCAGTATCTGCTACAGACGGAATGTCAGTTGGCGTTCCTTATATGTTTTCAGATGACGGAAGTTATCACGAATTAGCAGATGAAGCTGGAATATATTATAAAGATTCAGATGAGTTTTTAGAGTTAATAAATAAAACATTAGACGACGAAAACTTTAGAAATGAATATTCTGAAAAATCATTACAAAGATTTGAAGATAGTAAATGGGATAAACAGATTTTAAAAATTAACGATATGTTTCAAAATGCTATTGACAACTTACACGAAAGTAAAGAAACTGATTCATATAAACGAATATTAAAATTTATCAGAGATAAAAAATCAGTTACCAAACGAGACATTACTGATGAGCTTGGTTGGGGTATACGAATAGCATTTAATTCATATAGAAATAGATTAAGAAATGAAAAAGATATAAGATTAACAAAAAATAGATACGAGGTTATTGAAAAATGAAGCAATTAACAGAACAACAAATTACAGATAATTGGACAGACTTACGAACAATTATCAACAATACATTTAGTGGAGATAGATTAGAAAAACTAAACAAGATGTATGATGACTTTGAAGATAGAATGATAGTAGCACCAGCTAGTGCTAAAAAAGCATTTCACAACGCAATGGTTGGTGGTTATGTAGAACATATACTACACGTGGTTAATATGTCCAAACAAATTAAAGATGTGTGGGTATCAAATGGAGCGATGATAAACTTCACAGATGAAGAATTAGTATTCGCAGCTCTACACCACGACTTAGGAAAGATTGGAGACTTGGAAGGTAATGATTATTACATTCCACAAGACAATGATTGGAGAGTAAAGAATATGGGTGAAATCTATACTCATAATGAAAACCTTTCGTCTTATATGAATGTTACGGATAGGGCATTATTTATTTTACAACACTACGGAATCAGTATGTCTGAGTTTGAATATCTTGGATTAAAATTAGCTGACGGACTTTATGAAGACGCTAATGAAAAATATCTAAAAGGATATAATCCAGCTTGGAGATTAAAAAGTAATATCGCTTACATTATACACCAAGCAGATATGATGGCTACTCACACTGAATATGACGAGTGGCACAGAGAAGACAAGAAAGAATCTGCTAAGGTTCAGAAGTCAGTAAATAAAATTAAAGATGCGGTTGACACGGAAATAAAAGAAAAGTTCACCAAGTCAACAGACCCTAAAGATATATTTAACGAATTGTTTGGAGAGAAAAAATGATAGGATACATATTACTAAGTATAATTGTTTTGATGTTAGGTTGGACTACATTTAATCTAACGAGAAAAACAGAACGATTAGAAAGTTGGATTGAGGATTATGCACAAAGAATACAAGAAACACAACGAGTATTAAAAGAGATTGATAACAAAGGAACATTTGAAGCAGATGATGAAATAGGTGTAGTGTTTCAATCAATCAAAGAAGCAGTAGACGAGTTAAACGAAATAACAGAAACGGAGATATAATGCCAAGAAAAGCAAAAAAAGGTTCACCAAGATATTACTTTCACCAAGGAACAGAAGACGCAATCATCAGACACAATAAAGAAACTCGTCCACATATGAGAGAACGAATTTATAATGAACACATTAGAGTTCCATTTGAAAAGTTGGCAGAAAATATCATTCACACATTTAAGTTTTATTACTTTGATGTTCCGAGTACAGATGTTATTCACGAGGTAGTAAGTTTCTTGTATATGAATATGCATAAGTTCGCCGAAGGTAAGGGAAAGGCATTTAGTTACTTCAGTATTGTTGCCAAGAACTATCTCATCTTACACAACAATAACAATTACAAAAAACTAAAACAAACTGATGAAGAATCCGTAACTGATTACAAAAGAGATGCTTTGGGTGAGACCAATAGAAAAGATGTTTTAGAAGGACAGAAAGAATATATGGATTTATTCGTAGACTACTGGACCAACAATCTAACTACCGTGTTTAAAAGAAAACAAGATATTGATGTTGCTAATTCGGTATTGTATCTTATGGAACAAAGACAAAACATTGAGAACTTTAATAAGAAAGCTCTATACATTTTGATTAGAGAAATGACTGGGTCTAACACTCAACACATTACTCGTGTGATAAATGTTTTGAAAAAACATCACGTCAATTTACAAAAGAATTATCTGGCTACTGGAAGTATAGAAACTAAATATACTGGAAGTTGGGATATATTATAAAAAAAATAAAAAAAAGCTTGACATTGTCAGTTTTTCTTCATATATTATAATATGATTGAGAGATTGAACGGAAAAAATAAAAATCAACACTTTGAGTGGAAGTGTTTTAACAACATACCACTTGTTCAAAAACACCACGTTATTCCAAGACATCACGGTGGTGATGATAATCCAAACAATCTTATAGAATTAGAAGTTAGAGAGCACGCTCTTGCACATTTAAATATTTATGAAAATGGTATCGAGGGTGTTCCAAATACTAAGGGTTGTGAAAAGTGTAAAAATAGTTATAATACTTTAATGGGTATGTATAGAACTTGGTATAGAAAAACAAAAATATATCAAGAACCTAACAACGAAGTTGATTGGATTGAATATTACAATGAAAAAAATAATTATAATGATGTATTAGAAAACTATAATACATATGAAGAAAATAATTTCGTAGGTTATGACCCAGACGAAAACTTTAATTATGAGTATCTCGTGGAAGAAGCTATGTCTTTACTTACTTCTATAACAGAAAGAGAACGAAGTGTTGTAGAATTACACTTGGGAATAAATCGAAACAGACCACATTCTCTTTATGAAATTGGAGAAATGTTTTCTTTAACACGAGGAAGAACTGGTGATATATATCGTAAAGCTATTAGAAGACTTCGTATGTTTATGGACAACTATGTAATTGAATTAAGTAGATGTGATGAACCATTACAAAGGGCTTATAGGTACGGGTATAGAGAACAAAACTATCAAACAATAAATCAATCACCATATCACGAAACACAATTGGAATATGCCTTTGGAAAAGGTAATGGTAACTTTAGATAATTAATATAACAAAGGGCAGTATTTCTACTGCCCTTGTAATTCCACCTTTATTTGTTGAGTAATCCTAATATAATTATTAGTGAAATAAATCCAGCAAATCCTGCTTCACCGAAGCTATTTACTAAACTTACTAAATTACCAACAATATCAATTCCTAAGAATCCCCCTACAAATACTAATTGTACGAGAACACCTAAGCCGATTATATGTAATAGTACATCTTTTAAACCAGATACACTATCTATAATCATTTTGATTGTGTCTTTCATTTTAGTTTCCCCCTATTAATGAATAAAAGTCGGTTTTTCCCCGACTCGTATAATAACTATATAGTAAAATTAAAAAAATAAACCGATATATAAATATATATACCCTTTTTTTCATAGTCTTATATTTATTGTTAGGTAAAAACTATGGCAAAAGACTACGAAATATTCGAGGGAAAAACCCTATCAGATGTCTTCAAAGACATATACGATAATTCTCACACCAATAAAAAACAATTAGAAGTTCTAATGAAAGAGGTGGTAGGATTTATCAAAGACGGAGATACAGCCGTTCAGATTATTCCTATGTTAAAAGAATACTTAGAAATCAATGTCAAGAACGACGAACAATTGGTTAAGTTGGCAACAATCGTTCAAAGAATTACAGCAGCAGAAAAAAGAGTATCGGATTCAGGAGATGAGTTCGGTTTATCAGAAGCAGAAAAAGAACAACTGATGAATGCAATAGAATCAGATGTTCAAGAGTTACAAATCAAAAAAGACGAAATAGAAAATTCAATCAGTAAGGAAAATTAATGCCTAAGATAAGTAAACAATCACTACAAAATGTGTTTGTTTCAGGAGACGGGTTCGTAACAAAAACAGAACTCAACCGCGTATTGAAACAAGTATATGTGGAATCGGTTGACCCAAATACAACCGCAAACTTAGAAGTATTTGAAGTCATAGAATTAGAAACACCAAAAGTAAAAGGTAGATATGTATTTTCTAATCAGAGAGATAGTGTTGATGAATTGGTTTCTTTTTTACCTGCAACTTCTAACATTACACAACCACCATTGATTGGAGAGTTGTGGTTAGGATTTAGATTCAAAAAAGAACATTTTTATATTTCAAGATTAAGTGATAGTAATATGTCGGTTAATTATCAGAGTGTAGGTCAAAGTACACCAACACTTCTTGATAACAAGACCAATAATGAAACGCGTTCTGATGTAAAGTCAAGACCCTATGGTAATGTATTTAAACCAAATATATCAGTAAGTAATCAGTTGTTACAATCTAACTTAGAAGGACAAACATTAATACAAGGTAGGTATGATAATTATATTCAATTAGGTGCAAAAGAACAAGAAGGATTTGGTTCAGAAAAAAATTATATAAAGTTATCAAATCAAGAAACATATATTGATATGGAAAGTTCTTTAACACTGAGAAGTTCTCAACAATATAGTGAGTTACTTGATATGAATTACGATAAGACTTCTGGAAAAGTATCAAGATACTTACTTCGTGGTAAAGGAAAAGAAGATAAACCTTATTTAGATTTAGACTGGGAAGGTCCAACATTATGGGGAAATTCAGGTAGAGTATTAATAACAGCGTCAGAAGATGATGTTGCAATCTTTGCTAAGAAGTCAGTTCGTATTAAAGGGGAAAGAATACAAATAGCAAATGATGGTGGTGGTGTAGAAATTAAAGCTAAAACACTCGTAAATGATATTAGTGAAGAGAACGGAAAAATTATAAACGCAACAAAAGAAGGTATTCCATTTCCAGATTTAAATATGTCTGGATTTTTAAAACAAACTATGGGAATACAAAAATTATTTCAAGCACTAACTTTAGGAGTTCCTAAATTATCTAATCCAGCAACATTACCTTCTGGAGTAAAAGATATTGTTAAAGGTTTGGAAGGGGCAAAAAACTTTATAGAAGCCACTTTAAATTTAGAGTTTTTAGAAAAAGAAATACTTACTACAAAGACTCCAGAAGAAATTGCAGCTTCATTACCAATACCAGCTGGATTTAAAAATATAGTTGGAGACATACAAACTTTTTCTGAAGGTATTGATGAAAATATAAAAAAATTAGAAAAGGTGGTTAGTGATAATGCACCACTTTTAGAAAACGCACAACTTATAAATAATGCTCTTGAAAGTAATGATAGAACTGCTATTTTAAATACATTGGAAAGTGTACCATCAGATATACTTCAATCGATACCAGGTGGAGAAGATACTTTGTCAATGTTCAAAAGTTCTAAACTTAAAGAAAAGGATATAATTAAGGCAAGAGAAAATGGAGCGTTTGTTCAAATAGAAAATTACTTATCAGAAACCGCAACAGGTGAAAATGATTTAGAACTAATGAAATCATACGGGAAGATTTTAAATTTAACAAAACAGGAGTAAAAATGAACAAAGATAAATTAAAAAATATAATTGAATTAATTGTTCGTAAAGAAATCAAAAAACAATTAAGCGAGATATTTATTAATGAGAAAGAAGAAATCAAATTATCAGAAGTGATTTCTAAACCTACACCTAAAAAAGTAGTCAAGAAACAACCTAAAAAACAATACACAAAAAACAAAGTGTTAAATGAAGTATTGAACCAAACCAAACCATTAGGTTCATCTGAAATGGATGAGTATCCTACATTAGGAGGTGGAATATTAGGTAGTGATAATATGGCAGAAGTATTGGGTTATGGTGATTTAGGTATGGGTAGTAATAAAGAAAGAGCACGAGAAATGGGAGCAGTTGACACAATCAAGAAAGCAGGAGTTTCAGTAGATGCAGTTCCTGAAGAAGTTCAAAACGCATTGACTCGTGATTACTCTGGACTTATGAAAGCAATTAATAAGAAGAAATCAGGTGAAGGTGGTTTTAGACCATAAAGGTAAACAATGGCAAGAAGCGTAAGAGAAATAGATAGAAACGAAGATAAGAATGTTGGAATAGGATTTCCAATGGACTATACCGATACTCAAGGGTTCTTTCGTAAAACAAAAACGGTATTAGAACAGTCAAGACACAATCTAAGAAACTTATTATTAACTACGCCAGGAGAAAGGATTATGCAACCAGACTTCGGTAGTCAATTAAAAAGTATAGTGTTTGAACAAGGTGAAAATATTCCTGAAAGAGTAGAGGAAGCAATAAATGAATCAGTCAGTAGATTTTTATCTTACATCAACATTAATGGTGTTTTCACAACACAAGATGGAAATCAACTAAATGTTCAAGTAGAATATTCAGTACCGCTTAATCCAGATACAATTGAAATATTAAACTTTGACTTTAGAATTGGAGAATAAAAATGTCAGACTTTGGGACAAATAAAAAAATAGTAAAGAAAGAAGTAAATTATCTCGGTAGAGACTTTACAGATATTAGAGAAAACTTAATAGAGTTTGCGAAAAACTATTTCCCAAACCAATACAATGACTTTAATGAAGCATCACCAGGTATGATGTTTGTTGAAATGGCATCTTATGTAGGTGATGTATTGAATTATTATGTAGATAATCAATTTAGAGAAACACTTTTACAATTTGCTGAAGAAAGAAAAAATGTATTAGCGATTGCACAATCGTATGGTTACACACCAAAGTTAGCAACTCCTGCTACCGTAGAATTAACATTTAGTGTTGAAGTACCAGCAAAAGATTTAGGTGGTAATGTATTTAAACCAGACTTAGACTATGCTGGAGTTTTAAGTGGTGGAACAACTGTTGAATCTTCTAACGGAACTACATTCACTTTATTAGACGACATTAACTTTAAAGTTTCAAGTTCATTGGATACAATGGTAGTAGAAACCCTAAACCCATCTGCAGGAAATGTTCCTACTAATTACAAACTTACTAAAAGGGGATTAGCACTTTCTGGTAAAAGAGAATCGGAATCATTTTCATTTACTAATGCTAAAGAGTTTGATAAAATAGTTTTATCTAATGATAAAATTACAGAAATTATATCAGTAACGGATAGTGATGGAAATACTTGGTATCAAGTTCCATTCTTAGCTCAAGATACTGTATTTGATTCTATGGAAAATACAAGTCTTAATGACCCGAGTTTATCACCATATCAAAATGATACACCTTATTTATTAAAGTTAATCAAGACAGCAAGACGATTTACAACTTATGTTAGAGAAGACAATAAAACTGAAATAAGATTTGGTTCAGGTATTAGTGATAATGCAGATGAAGAAATAATTCCAAATCCAGATAATGTGGGTTCAAGATTAGGACAAGGTGTATCTAAATTAGACGAGTCATTTGACCCGACTAATTTTATGAAAACAGAAACATTCGGATTAGCACCAAGTAATACTACATTGACGGTAGTATATAATTATGGTGGTTCCATAGACCACAATGTTGGTTCACGAACTATCAATTCATTTTCAAGAAAGTCTTACACGATATCAACTGAAAATTTAAACGCTACCCTAAAGGCTGCATCAGAAACTTCATTATCAGTAACTAATGAATCTCCAGCAGCAGGTGGTTCTTCTATGGAAACTATATCTCAAATAAGAGAAAACGCTGCAGCATATTTCAATGCACAGAACAGAGCTGTAACGAGAGCTGACTACATCACAAGAGTTTATTCATTACCACAAAAGTATGGTAATATATCAAAAGCGTTTGTTGTTCAGGATGAACAATTAGAAGAGTCTGGTCAACTACAAGTTATCGATGGAATAGCACAAAGAGTCAACAGAAATGCTGACAATATAAATCCATTTGCTTTAAATATGTATTTGTTAGGATATGACTCAAATAAAAAATTAACAAGACTCAATAGAGCTGTGAAAGAAAATTTAAAAATTTACTTATCACAATACAGAGTACTGACAGATGCGATTAATCTTAAAGACGCATACATTATTAATGTTGGGGTTAAATTTAATATTATTGTCAAAAGAGGATTTAACAAAAATGATGTGTTGTTTAGAGCAATACAAAAGGTAAAACAATTTTTCTCTACTGATAAATGGCAAATTAATCAACCAATAGTATTAAGTGATTTAGCTTATCAAATTTCATTAGTGGACGGAGTGGTATCATTGGTTCCACCAGAAACTAACAATCCTAATAAAGATTTAATTTTAATAGAAAATAAACACTTGGTTGCAAACGGGTATAGTGGAAATGTATATGATATAAATTCTTCATCAAAAGATGGAGTTATATATCCTTCATTGGACCCAAGTATATTTGAACTTAAATTCCCTAATAGTGATATTGAGGGAAGAGTAGTGGGAGATAGATAATGCATTATTTTGAATTTGGAAAAAGAGACACAACAATTTATTCAGGTGGAACAACGAGTTCTATTAATACAGGTTTAGATGAAATATTAGAAATTAATAAAGTTGTTAGTGATAATGGAAATGTTCAAAATGTATCAAGAATATTGATTGACTTTGACTTATCTTACATATCACAATCTATAATTGACGGAAAGATTCCTTCTACTGCAAAATATTATTTAAATTTATTTGATGCAACATCAGAAGAGGTTGAATCGGAACAAAGTATTTTTGTATATATGATTAGTGGTAGTTGGAAACAAGGAACAGGAAAACTTGACCATACACCAGTTACAAGAGACGGAGCTAGTTATCGTTATCGTGATGAAGAACAATCAACACCTTGGGTAACGGGTTCAGTATTGACTGACGGGGGTGCTTGGTTTACTTCACAAACTGGTCAATATAAAGTTAGTTCATCTTATGATTTAACTTTTGACAAAAAAGATATTAGAGCAGATGTTACTGACTTAGTTAATAACTTTGTTTATTCATCATCAGTTTATCCAAACAATGGATTCATTATAAAGAGACAATCCATTACACCAACAGACTCTACATTCTCATACAATTCAGGTAGTGACACCACAAAAGATGAAGCTAGTTCAGATAGGTTAGGAAATTTAAAATACTTCGGTAGAGAAACACATACAATCTATCCACCTAAATTAGAAGCAGTGTGGGACGATTCAAGTTGGTCAACAGGAAGTTTATCAGGATTGGGTTCAACAGATTTAGAAAATCTAAAAGTTTATTTTAAAAATTTAAGAACAGAGTATAAAGAAAACTCAATTGTTAAATTTAGATTAGTTGGTAGAGAGTTATATCCTACTACTACATTTGGTACATCACCAGCAGAACTTTCAGTAAAATATTTACCAAGTGGTTCTATATATTATGAAGTAAGAGATGCTGATACCGAGGAAGTAATTATACCATTTGGTAGTGGTTCAAAAGTTAGTTGTGATTCCACAGGTAATTTTTTCAGAGTTCAAATGAATGGATTTCAGGCAGAAAGAAATTATCGTTTTTGTGTTAAGGTAGTTAGTGGTAGTGGAACAACTGATGAACAAATTAATTTCTATGATGACAATTATGAATTTAGAGTAGTGAGATAAAATGCCTTATTTACCATCAGACGCAGCTAAAAAGTCAGAACTATATGATAATATGATTAATGCTGATAGAAATGAATATCAGTCATTCATAGAAGACATTACTAAGAAGTCAGAAATATCAGGTTCAGTAAACACCAATGTTACACCAAGAGATGAAAATGGTAATTTAGTATCATTTGAAAGTAATGTACCAGGAGTTGCACTTGAAGAGAAATTTCAAGAAGTAAGATTACCAAACACACAATATTTTTTTAACGGAACCTTAGACTCAGAGTTTACATATTATGGTCAACCAAAAGACCTTGATGATGATTCGGATGATGATGATACTGGTGAAGGAGATTCAGTTAGTGATGAAGTTGTAGAAAGAATCCTTACCAATAGAGATTATCTTGTTGAAGTTGTTAGTGAGATATATGGTGAAGAATTAGACGAGTCTACATCAACAGCAAAACTAAATGCTAAACTACAAGAATTCTTTTTAAGTGAAAGAAAGAGATATAAGTTTGTTAGAAAAAATGAACTAAATAAAAATGCCGAAGGTTGGGAAGAATTTAGATTAAATAAAAAAAGAAATGTTCGAGGTATCAGTAAGAAAAGATATAAAGAAATTAAGAAAGATTTAAAAAAATTAAGATATGATGAAATCATAGAAGACCACTTGTACAGAACACTAAAAGGTCAAGAAGTTTGGTTAAAGCTTGGATTTCCATATGTTATAGACAAAAACATAAAGAGTTAAGATGGCAAGAGAATACGGATTATCACAAAAAGAAAGAGACACATTTTCATCACCGACTCGTGTATATAGTAGTTTTGGTAGAGATATCACTAACGACTTTTTGATGTTACACGTTTACGATACAGGTGGTAATTTGTTAGTCAATAAAGTTTTAGCTTTAGATGAAGTTGACTTTGTTGATGAAGGAAATCATATCGATATTAATGTCGGTCAACACTTAAGAGATTTAGGATTTCGTGATGGTGAATATGATGTAACTTACAAATTTCTAAGAAGACTTGCTGGTAGAGAAAGACCAATATATGTTGACTCAAGTGGTTTAGTTTACGATGGTGAGGTTAAAAGAATTACCGATGAAGGTAAACCAAGATTTTACAAATCAAAGGGTGACGAAACCAATACTGCTAATTTAGAAGAATTATTTATCAGAGAACAAAAATACAACATTGTGGACATTGCACCAGATAGAGATGAGTTTATTTTATCTTTAGATGATATGATAAAGTATGAACCATATAGAAATGAATTTGTTGAAATGGGTGAAACGATTCAATATTCACCAACAGGTAGAGCTAAGTTTGATTCTAAAAAACCACACATATTGGAATTTGAAATTTCTGATACCGATAGAGGATTTACTCAAAATATGGTAGGGGCTCAAATAGTTATTCCAAATATGTATAAAGTAACTGGATTAGAAGACATTGATAATTCAGACTTACCAGATGACGATGATGATACAGATTCAACTTTCCTTGATGATTATAATAATGACAATGATGTTAGAGACTATACTAATCAACAATTAATTTGGTATTTACAAAATGGTACTGAAGAAGAACAGAGAGCAGCAGATGGTGAGTTACAAATAAGAGCACAAGATAGTGATTAATGTTGTGGGAAAAAGGAAATATTAAAACTAACTTTTTTAATTTTGAAATCCCAACTAAAAAAAAGTTTGATAGTTGGAAAAAAGAGTTTTTAAAATTACCAAATGTTGACAACTATGTAGTTTGGGTATGTGGTGGATTTAATGAAACTTGGACCACACACGACATAGATATAATTTTAACGGGTGAACCAAATTACAAAGAATTAAGAAGTATTTTAAGAAAAGGAATTGAAATTGGAATTAAGTATAAAACTAAGATTGATATATCTTGGTGGGATACGGAACCTAAATTCAACACCAACATTAAAAAAGTAATGTATGGTGAAACAATAAAGTTAAACAATAGAATTATTAGAAAATATAATAATGAAGTTTACAAAGATTTATTTTTAGTTGAGTCTTACTACCCAACTGAAAAACAGAAAAAGAGAAACTACAAACATAAACCAATAAGGTTAAATTAGTATGGCAAGAGCTAGAGGAGAGTTTCCTAACTTTGATGTAGGAAGTGAAGAGTCACAACAAGGTAAGGGTAAAAGAACCAGTTCACAACAAGTGACAAATAGAATGATGTCAAATGCTGGTGTTGGGGGTGGTGGTGCCCAAATTGATGCACAATCACCATCAAACATAACTACTCCAGGTAGGTCTCAAGTGAAGTCAAATATACAATCAATATATTCACCAAAGACAACAACTCCAAAAACACAAGCTCAATCAGTAGTTAGTTCAACATCTAATACAGTAAAAACTGTACCAGATACACCAGTTGCCTCAACTCTACAATTACCTAAACCAAAACCAAATACACCAACTGCACCAATTAGAACTATACAATCTATTGGTGGATTACCAGTGGAACAACCAACTGAAGGTGCTCCACCACAAGGTCCAGCTGTAGTTTATGATGGAACAGCTCCAAGTAATATTGTTCAAGGACCAATGTTTAAAAATTCTCAAACAAATGTTAGACCAGATGGTGTTATTGAAATTCTGGGACCAGGTGGAGTAGTGTTGGAAGAAATAGGTCAAGACGGAAAAATAATTTCCGACCCAATCAAAGACGCAGGATTTGACCCTAAGAACCCACCGGCAAGTATTCAAGCATTAAGAGATGAATTTTCACAACACGTATCAAGTGGTGCAGATGAAGCAGGTAAACCATTTTATGTTTCAGAAGAAACAAAAGCAGCTATGGTTGCTGACGGATTAGGAAATAAAGGTGGAGCATTAACTGCAAAAGAACAAGCAGAAAAAATGGAATACTGGTTAAAAGTAAAACCAGAAAACAGACCTGCTGGATTCCAAGTATTAATCAACGATTTAACAAAAAAAGGACTTTTACCTAATGGTAGTGAAGTTACAACAAAGGGTGGTAAAAAAGCAAAAGAAAAAATTATTAAACCACAAGACATTGAATTAAATGCTCAAGATTATGTTGCAACCATTAAACAAGTTTTAGATTATAATCGTATTAAAGTTTCGTTATCTTACAATGAGGGAGTTGATTTATACAAACATAAAGGTGACGACCAAGTAGCAAATAAATTTAAGAATGCAAAAGTAAATTATATAAAGAGTAACATCAATAGATATAAAACATATGCTAAGGTTGATAATGAATATTACTTGGTAACAAATAGTAAGTTAGGTATCGAGGGTAAACAAAGAATCTTTAAAACTAAATCACCTTTATCTTCAGATGTTGAGGTTGGTGATAAATTTACATTAGTAGAAAAAAGATTACCAAATTATTCAGAAAGAGTTAGATTAGTACCATTCGAATCAACACCTAATGATGGTTTATTTTTAAGACTACCAAACTTTAATTCAATTGATAATCCGATAAACTTCCAAGGAACTGGATATCAAACATATACCGGATTAATAAGTGAAAACGACGAAGACACCAGAGATATTGAAAGACTTATATCTTCAAGTAGTTTGTTAGATGTTCAACCAAACATTGATTATCAAAAGACAACATCAAATTTAAATTTTGAAGAAGACGATACGGGATTTGGAAACTTTGTTCATTTTTCGAGTGCAGAAAGAAGACTTCATAACTTTAAAAAGAAATTACAACTAATCGAAGGATACACATCAGATAGTTCATCTTTATCATCAATAGCAAGTTCACTATCAACTATACAAGATATTGAAAAGAAAAGACAAAGAGTAAAAAACTCTTTTGACCCGTATGAGAACTTCTTGTATTACGAGACTACATCTTATGTAAGTTCATCAGACGGACAATTCCACGATACAAGTTGGCCTAAGTCATCTTCATTTGATTCTTCTGGTAAACAAATAAACTACATTTTAGATTCGGGAGATGTTAATTCAACATTGTGGTATAACAATATGATACTTAGTGCTTCTGATTATGACCAAAGAAATATGAACTCACTAAAAAACTCTTTACCAGAACACGTTTATTCTGATACTCAAAACAATGTATTTTTAGAATTTATGGATATGGTCGGACAACAATTTGATGAGATATACACTTATGTTAATAGATTTACTGATATTAATAAGAGAGTAGATAAAATATCAGAGGGTATATCAAAAGACGTAGCAAGAGAATATGCAAAATCACTTGGATTAGAATTATTTAATGGTAATGATTTAGTAAATCTACCCGAATATGTATTAGGTAAAAATAAAGACGGAACACCATTATATGAATCACCACAAGAAGAAGTTACGGAAAAGATTTGGAAAAGAGTTTTAGCTAACTTACCTTTCTTTGTAAAGTCAAAAGGAACAGAAAGAGCATTAAGAGGATTATTAAGTTGTTACGGAATACCGAGTTCTATATTAAGAGTTAGAGAATATGGTGGACCAGATGACGGAAATAGAGTAAGTTATGAAATTAAAAGAAAGTTTACAAGAGCTACAGATTTTAAATCAGGACAATATATTAAAAGTAAATGGGATGCTCACAATGGATTATATCCAGACACCGTAGAATTTAGATTCAGAAGTCCTAAATCACAAGACCAAGTAATCTTACAGAAATCAGGTTCTGGTGCAGGAAGTGAAGGAAGTTGGGCTATATCACTTGAGGACAATGGTTCATCAGATGACTATGGTTACTTAAGATTTACCATTAGTGGTTCGGACGGAAGTGTAAATTACATTACATCATCTTTACAAGAATTCTATAATGATGATATGTGGAGTGTGATGTTAACAAGAAAATCATCGAGTGATGGAAGTGAGTTTACATCAGATAGTATATACGCTTCTGCTTCATATGAATTAACTGCAAAACAATATGATTCAACAAGAAAAAGAATTGTTTGGTCAACATCTGAAACAATGGTAGTTACATCATCAACTATGAATGCAGCGTATACTTCATCAGGACACGTTTACTTAGGTGGTGTTGGTAATTCATTCGGAACACAATTTAGTGGTTCATTGATGGAATATCGTTTATGGTCAGAACCATTAAGTTCAACTGTATTTGATAACCACGTTCGTTCACCAAAGACTTACAATGGTAATAGTTATTCATCTTCTTATGATGAGTTATTAGTTCGTTATGAATTAAACGACAATAGAAACATTGCAACATTTGGTGTAACGAGTTCCGCACATTTAAAATCATATGAACAATATTCAGTAGACACTAATGGATTTACAGGAAACTTTTCAAGAACTATTGTAGACCAAGAAAAATTAAAAGTTCCTAATGTTGGTCCAAGTCGTAGAAATGCAACAAAGATTAGAATTGATAATTCTTACAAACAAGGAACATTATTTAATGATAAAAGAGTTCTTTGGGAAACACCTTCAATAGATAAGTTCACAAAAGATGATAATAAATTAGGAGTTTACTTTTCACCAAGTGATGTAGTAAATGAAGATATTATTTATAGTATAGCTGACTTTAATTTTGATGATTACATTGGAGACCCAAGAGACCAGAAAAAATATTCTTACAAAGATTTAAGACAGATTAGAAGAGAATACTTTAAGAGATATGTGGGAACTAATAACTTTTGGGATTACCTAAGAATATTAAAGTTCTACGACTCAAGTATTTTTGATGCATTAGAATCATTGTTACCAGCTAAAGCAAATTCAACACTCGGTATACTGATTGAACCAAACATTTTAGAGCGTTCGAAACAAGTAATAGGTAGAGATGTTGAGTTTGACAATAAGTATTTTGAAAATGCAGACCACTTTGGTGAAGGAATTAAAGTAACAAGATACATTTCGGGTTCTAATGACAATTATTTTGAAACAAGTGGTGAATATACTACATACAATAGTGAAATTAATCTCGCATATTTTGATACGGGTTCATCATTAGGTTTCTTAAATAATCGTTCACTTGTTAAATTAGATACAATAGATAAGAAAAGTGAATTTGGAAGTTTATATGCAACAGCAAGTGTAACACTCGGAGGAACAAATACTATATTTACCGAAACACTTCAACCTAACATTACAGCTTCAAGAATATCAGAACGAAATCAAATACAAAGATTCTTCTACGCAACACCACAAGATGCTCTGATAAATAATCCTAATAGTTCATCATTTGAACCAGCAGAATTTCAAAGTATGGCGTATGATTCATCTTTATATAGATTATTTGTTGAAGGTATAAAGATTACAAGAGATAATTCTATTGATGGTGAAGAACCAATAATAGTTAATGAAGTTGCACCAACATTATTAAAAACAAAAGATTCAGAAGTTGTTAAACTGAAAGTAGAAAGATAAAATAACAATGGAAAATTTGACTTTCTTATATTTATTATTGAAAAAGAATAGTTATATAATTTCCACAGGAGTAAAATAAAATGGGATTTTTAGACAACACGAGTATAACAGTAGACGCTATCTTGACAAAAAAAGGTCGTGAACTTTTGGCAAGAGGGCAGAACGAATTTAGAATTACAAAATTTGCATTAGCAGATGATGAAGTAGATTATAGTTTATGGGATACTGCACACCCAAATGGTTCAAACTATTATGGAGCAGTAATTGAAAATATGCCTTTATTAGAAGCATTCGTAGATGAAAATCAGCTAATGAGATATAAATTGACAACACTTCCAAAGGAAACGTCAAAACTTCCTATCTTGGAATTACCTTCACCTTCATTGAATTTTAAAGGTGCTGGTATTACACAAACCGTAACACCAAACACAAGAAATGGTGGAGATACGGATTACACATTTACATTGTTTAATGCAGATGTTGCAAATCTAACGGTAGTTGGTTCAGGTAGACCATCAAGAAGAAGACTTCCAGCAAGAGGTCCAAATGGTGAGACAGTTTCAATTTTCCGTGAAGAAGGACCATTACAAGAAGCTACAACACCAATATTCTTAAATGAACAAGAAAGAAAACGTTCTATTACTCTTGTAGGTAAATCTTGTAGAGTGATATCAAGGTCTTTAACAACAGCAACAAATACAAACTTGTCAGTAACTGGAAACCAAACAGGTGCACAATTCACCATATCAGTTTCAGTTCAGGCTGACCCAAGTAAAGTTTAAGGAGTAGATAATGGCATTTCAAAGATTCAATAGACAAAACGATATAGTTGAAAATCAACGAACAATAATATCAAGTGGTTTATGGAGTGCAGGTTCGTCGACCCTTACTTCATTTTACACACAATCACTTAATGGAAACATCACAGGTTCATTCTTAGATATTTACCAAGAAGACCCAAATCTTTCAGGTTCTGCAGAAGTTCAATTCTCATTAGGATATGCTCATATTGCAGGAAGTGGTTCAGCAGGTAATACAACTAAATTAACAACAGGTGGTAGACAATCAGCTGCACTTTACAGACAATTTAGAAATTTATTATTACCACCTAACTCTACTAATATTGAGTTTACAGCTGGAAGTACAGTATCAAAAGATGACTTTTACTTTATCTCGTTCCAAAGAGCAAGACAAAGAGAAAAGATTGACCCAGGTAATTGGCAATTACATTTAAAAACTGGCTCTGATGTCGTCAGATTAATTGATGATAGTGGTGCTTCAAACAACCCAACCGTAAATGCGGGTGGAAGAGTATTCAATATTGTTAGTGGTTCTATCGCTAATGGTGTGGAAACAGCTGCAACTTCAGAAGGTGGAGATGGAGCATATGGATTATTCTATCCAGACTTAGGAATCATATTGTTAAATGCAAGAAAACTGGACGACGATACAGATGTTTCAACAGCTCGTAACACAGACCAATTTGATAATAATCCACAAAAACTATACAATACAATAGTTGATGGTGCAAACTTTCAAGCTCGTAGAGAAGAAGAAATTAGTTCAACAAATTACTTTGTTCGTGTAAACAACAGAGACTTTAATTTCAGTACTAATCCAACTTACGCTACTCAATCTGATGGTTCATTAACACAAGCTACTTTCTATAAAGACCCTAAAACTTATATTACACAAGTTGGTCTTTACAATGATGCAAATGAATTATTGGCTATTGCTAAGTTATCAAAACCAATATTAAAATCATATTCAAGGGAAGCTATTATTAAAGTGAAACTTGATTTTTAGGACAAACTAATGTTCAAAAATCTCTCACCAGATGATATATCTAAAAAGTCATTCAAGACTTTTAAAAACTTTTCATTTGATAATAATGATAGTGGAAGTGGTATATTCTTAATTAAAGCTCGTTCAGGTTCAAGATACAATTATATAAGTGGTTCTGATGTAGTTACACCAATTACATCAGGTGTTATCACAACTAATTATTTCGCATATCCTTCATACGCAATGTTACATCAATTATATTATTCTAAACACGGAACATTATATATCAATACAGGTTCGGCTCATAGAGAATTACATACGTCAGCATCTATCGTTAGTATTGCAAGAGATGTAATTGGTGAAAAAGTTAAACCAGGTAGTGTTGAATTAGATGTTACGATAGGTGGTCAACTTTTTGAAATCAGAGATGACTCGGAAGGAACTTTATATGACAACGCTCATTCAGCAAGTTTCGCAGCATTCAAGTCAAGTTCATTTGATAGAAGTCAAGGAGTTCTTGCGAACGGGAGTGGTTCCGATGTTGGTAATATTTTTTATGAACAAGGATTAATAGCACTAACCGATACTGGTTCATACACAACAGACATTTCAAGTTGGACATTAAAATATAAATCAACACAAACACATTATGAATATGAATATCGTATAAAAGTTAAACCAAATGAATTTAACACATCAACGAATATTAGTTTAACACCAGGACGTAGTGGTAGTCAGACCATAACTGAGGGTGCTGTTAGTATGTCGAATTACTTTCCACCAAGTGATAAACCAAGTGGACACGGAACGGGTAGTTATGCAAAATTTTACAACGCAGCTACAGAATCATTAGGATTTGTAACTGAATCAACGTTTAGACCTTATGTAACTGACATTGGTTTATATGGTGAAAATGGTGAATTATTAGCACACGGAAAACTTGGAAAACCAGTTAAATTATCAGACGATTTCAACACCACATTCGTGGTTAGGTTTGATGTATAATCTTTACTAATCTTATATTTATTACTGAATAAAACTCAACGGAGAAAACAATGTTTCATTTAATGAAATCAATGGTTATTACAGCAGTTATGTTTGGACTTGTCTTTGCACAATCCCCAATCATAAGAGTAAAACAAATAGGTAGTTGGGATTCACCACAAACTTGGTGGAAAGATTCCGTTACACAAAATTTAGATACTTTTTTAGCACAAGATACATCTAATCCAGCGTTCGATAATAATAACTTCGACATTTGGAGAGATAAAGTCTTGGAAATGGAAGTTACATTAGACGATGTAGGAGAAGATATTACTACACTTAGGTTTGATATTGCATTCGATAATGACTTAATAACTTGGATAGAATCAGGTGAAACATCAATCAATGCTTGGTCACAAGGAGATTCCAAAGTTGTTAAAGGTAGTCATATATCAGGTTGGACTGAAGGTGATGAATCATCAGGAGCAGACTATTCATTTGAAGTAGTTCATTATTCTAATGTTGGTTACCAAGATTCATTAGCAGTCGGAACTTCTACACAATTAGTAGAAGAAAGTATTTCAGATACAAGATACGATTGGTTAAGAATTACTATGGTTTCTCACGGAGTTGACGCAGATTCAGACGGAACACCAGACTATACTTTTGGAAACGGAAGTGGAAACCAAACACAAATATTAAAATTTTATTTTAAAATAAATGATGTGGTTGATGATTTCG